TCATTTATATACTCCTCGTCAGCCATATAGTGTGCTAACATTCTTAATTCTAATCCACTTGCATCTATACCTACAAGCTTATATCCTTCTGGTACTGTCCAACAAGCTCTGCATTCCTTACCGTAAGGACTGTAAACTGCAGGTACTTGAGCCATGTTTGGACCTCTATGTGTCATTCTACCAGTTATAGCTCCGGTAGACATAACACTACCGTGAACTCTACTATCATCACGACAAGCATCTACCCATGACTCTACTTGAGCTGCTCTCTTTTGTAAGAGTAAATACTCTGCTATAAGCTGAGCTTCGTGAATGTGTTTAATTTTTTTAAGTGTTCCTTCATCTACTATAGGTTGACCAGTAGGTGTAAATCTTTTAGGTTTCCAACCAAAATCTTTTAAATATTCTCCTATCTGTTGTCTTGAACCAAGATTAAATTCTTTAAGTTCTTTTCTCATAAAAGGAGCAGTATTATTAGTAGACACTCTTTCTTCATATTCTATGTTAGTAAGTCCTGACTTAGAAAGAGTACCATCTTTCTTTAATTTAGGTACTACTTCTTTTACATCTACCCATTTAGGTTTAAATGTTTCATGTACTTCTTTTTCTACTTCGGCTTTTCTTTTGTTTAAAGAACTAAGAAGCATCATAGCATTTTTCTCATCAAATAAAAATCCTATTTCATATTGTTCTTGTAGAATCTTACAAACTTCATGTTCTAAATTAATACATTCTTTTGAGAAACCTTTAGCTTCTCCTCTTAAACTTTCTAAGACTAACTTATTTAGTTTAACATCTTGGATACAATACTCTAACATTTGCTCAGTAAACTCATCAAAGTCTGGCTTATCTGATTTTAAACAGTTAAGTTTCCAACCCCATGTTTCTAAACTATGTCCACCTTCTCGTGTAGGGTGCATCAACCTAGATAATGTTAAAGTATCTAAAGTATTAGTGTACTTATGTAAGTTAATACCAGTAAGTTTTTTAATTACAGGTATATCAAAACCTATTATATTATGACCTATTATTCTATCAGCAGATTTTAGTAACTCAATACCTTTATCTATTTCATTCTCTCTAAAAGAATATACTTTATTGTTTTCATCTATTGCTACTAAACACCATATCTTTGTAGCATCAAAGTATAATCCGTCTGTTTCTATATCAAATACTAATTGCATTATCTTCTACCTCAAATTCAGATACATCATCTTCTGATAATCTACCTGTGTCTTTATCATAAACTAGTGAACTTGCCATACCTACATCCCCTGTGTATCTTGACTTCAAGACACGAAGCTTTGTTGTTCTTGCTTCAAGTTCATCAGATGATTGTTGATTTCTTTCTAGTGCTATCACACAATCGGACAGTTGTCCAATACTGTTAGACCCACGAAGATGAGAGAGAGAGACTTCAATACCATTTTCATGACCTTTATTCCCGTCTACTCTTCTTAAATGAGATACTAATATCAAACCTGCTCCGGTCTCTTCTACTAAGCTTCTTAACCTTGTCATAATAGAATCAATAGCCCTTCTCTCATCGCCTTCATGGACAGCACTAACCAACATATGTAAATGGTCTACCACTACCCACTTACAATCACAACCAACTATAAGATATCTAAGCTTTGCAAAGATATCATCTATCTCATTAGTTCCAAAGTGTGCATGAATGAACACCCTATCTTCTTCAAATACTTTATCAAACATTTGCATGATAGTGTCTCTATCAAACTTTTCTCTTTCTTGGTCAATATATAATCTTGCATTAGCTTCAATAGAAAGTATACCGTCAACAGTTCTTTTCCAATCTTCTTCTAATGCAATCACACCTACATTATCTTCTGTTTGATTTATAAGCCAATGCTCTAGTTCTCTAGTAACACTAGACTTACCTAGACCTGTGCCACCTGTTAAAGTAACAAGCTCTCCTTGTCGTAAGCCATAAAGCTTTTTGTTTAATCCTTCCCAAGGAAAAGGTATGCTTTCTTTTTTCTTTCTATCTAAATAGGATTGCTTCTTGTCTGATACTTGTATGATACCACTAGGAGTATATACCTTTGCATCCCACCATGCTCTAGTAAACTCTTGATGCTTACCTTGTTTAAGCATATCATTAGCATCCTTGTAACCATTTGGTAGTGTTACAATCTTTGCTTTCCCGGGTTTTAAAATAGTAGCTACTTTTTGTGCAGCTTCTTGTCCTTGTTTGTCTTTATCAAAACATAAAACAACATTGTCAAAACTTTCTACATATTCTAAACTTTCTTTCACATCTTTAACAGCAGCAGCAGCTCCTCTTTTAATTGAGACTACTGCCCACTTACTACCTAGTAATTCATACCCTGCCATAGCATCACACTCGCCTTCAACTATAGTAAGATACTTACCACCTTCTTTGAATAAGTTTTGTCCAAACAATCCTGTCTCTTGGAGAGAACCATTAAAAGAAAACTTTTTATCTTTTATGTATCTAGTTTTAGTAGCACATTGCTCATTGTTAATAAAGAAAGGATACAAATGTTGTGCTAGTTGTCCTGAAGAATCGTAAACAACTTTAACTCCATACTTCTGTGCTGTTTCTTTTGATATTCCTCTGTCCGTAAGCTTAGCAAAGATTCCACCATGCACATTACTTTCATTAGTCATTTTCTTTTGTGTTGTATATTGTTCCATTGACATTGCACCTCTCTCATATTTTGGATAAAACTTATCACAACTAAAACATTTAGCTGACCCGTCTTCATTAACAGATACAGCATCACTACTACCACATGCACTACATGGCACATGATACTTTACAAATTTACTTTTTTCCATATTGCCCTCATTAAATTAAAATGGAGAGGCTAAGCAGGTCGCCTAACCTCTCACTTGGAGATACGAATTAGTCTTCAGAATCTTTTGTTTCTTCTACGACTTCTTCTTCTTTATTCTCTACTAATGCTTCAGGACAATCTTTCAAGAGGGCTTCAAGATTAGCCCTGTGTGAAGAATTAGCAAAGCTTAAAGCTTCTATCTGAACTTCAAGAGAACCTACCTTGCTTATAATAATACTAGCATTTCTCTTTACATCTTCAGATTCAATTAGATTAACATCATAAGTTAATACTTCGTTATCTTTATTTATAGTAATAAGCATATTAAAATTCCTCCCCACCTTCTAAAGCATCGAACTCATCCCCGTCTCCAGATTTAAAACTAATTAAATCTAAAACTTGGACAGCTTGTAAGTCAAGTCCTTTGAAAGCTCCGAATTT